AGATCGAGAATTATTCGAAAGCAGTTTTGTGAGGTACACATGGGATAAGCCTGATCTTACACAAGAGGAGGTTGACCAATATATTGTCCTCTCTGCAGAAGTGGTTATTGCTTCCAATATCCAGCGACGAGTTGAGAGATTGCAGCAGCTACTAGATCAAAACGCTGAAGATACAGAAGGCCGACGAATGGCAATGAGCTTGGTCGAAGCTATCAATACCGCCCAAACAGAATACAACCAGTGCGTGAACCGACAGACGAAACTCCTTAACGAACTCAAAGAGAAACGAAGCCATCGAATGAGCAAGATGCTGCAAGAATCAGCTTCCATATTGAACCTTGTGGAACTTTGGAAAGATGAGGAGTCTAGGCATAAAATGATTAAGATAGCTGAGCTCAGGAAGAAAAACGTTTCCAAAGAGATAGAAAGACTAACTACAATGGAAGAGATCAAATCTCGTATTATGGGGATTAGCGAAGAGGAAGTTTTAAATGGTTGAATGTAACGTTTGCAAAAAAGAATTTAAAGAAGACAAGAATCTTCATTTGCATATAAAGGCTCACAAGCTGGCGATAGGGAGCTACTACCATACCCAGTTTCCTCGGTACGACCTGCATACCAAGGAGCTAATAAAATTCAAAAATAAAGAACAGTATTTTTCCGCAGACTTTAACAACAAGAGAAATTTAAAGGCGTGGCTAAAAGGCGCTTCACCGGAAAAGGCTAGAAAGTATTGCAAAGAACTATTGGTAAAAAGAAAAAGGGAGAAAGGTCTAGAATATACTCCAACAGAAGTAGAGCTAAGAACACTTTTAGTCCCTCCTATTTCCTATTACCAGACAATATTTGAAGACTACTACAAGTTGTGCGAGGACATAGGTTTGAAAAATAAGCTCGCCCCTTTACCCACTCAAAGACTGGATGGAAAAATTAAATCTAAAGAGGAGTTTAATGGCGAGCATCTCATCTATGTTGATTCCCGAGAGCAAAACCCCTTGCAAATAAAAGACTTCCCCACGGAAGTTAAAGGGCTGAAGTTTGGAGACTACTGTCTTAACGACAGGGATAAAACAGGAAACTGTTATATCGAGAGAAAGTCTGTTCCTGACCTTATCGGAACCTTAAGTGCGGGTCTGGAAAGATTTGAGAATGAAATAAAACGTGCCGCCGAAGAAGATGCGTACATGGTGATTCTCGTGGAGAGAAAACTGGAGGAGTGCTTAGCCTTTAACAAGCTCCCTTACGTCTATAAAAAAAATACACGAGCAACTCCTGATTTTATTTTTCATAACGTGAGGGAGTTGATTCAAAAATTTCCTCACATTCAATTCCTATTTGTTGACGGAAGGGTGGAGTGCGTAAGAATTGTCAAAAAGCTCTTGCTCACCAAGATATTAAAAACCAAATTTGATTTGCAGTTAGCGTATGATTTAAAACTATTATAATATGTGGTACTGTCCTGACAAATATAATAAACCCATCGTAGACATAAACAAGGAGTCCCTTGCGCTAAAGGGGGAACTCGGGGATCGGCAGGCTAAAATCACCCTAGCTAAGTTCATGAGGTCTAATTTGGGGTTTACCACCGAACTTTTATCGGGAATTAAATTAGCTCTTTACCAAGAGATAACCTTAAAGGCTTTTTTCAATAGGAACTTTAGCATGTGCGTATGGGGACGTGGTTGCGGAAAAACTTTCATTGCGGCTGTCTATTGTTTCCTCCAGTGCATTTTTGAGCCTCGCACCAAGATCCTTATTGCTGGGCCTACTTTTCGTACAGCGAGATTTATTTTCAACAATATAGAAAAGATAGTTGAGTCAAAAGAAGCTCAGATGTTAGCTCACGCTTTCGGCGCAAAGTCCAAACGTAACGATCAGTTCGAGTGGAAGATTAACGAAGGCACCATAACAGCTATTCCGTTGAGTGGGGAAAAGATTCGAGGTTTTCGCGCTAACATTTTGGTTCTTGATGAGTTTTTGCTGTTGCCAGAGGATACCATTAAATCGGTGCTGATGCCTTTTTTGGTTGCTCCTCAAGACATGGCGGAGCGAATAAAGATAAGGGAGATTGAAGATGATCTCATTGCAAAGGGGGAAATGAAGGAGAAGGATAGGATCGTGTTTGGAAACAATTCCAAGATGATAGCGTTGTCTTCTGCCAGTTATAGTTTCGAAAACCTTTATCGCACCTATAAGGATTGGATGGGTAATATTTACTCGGATGAGATCATGCAGTCTAATTATTTTATTTCTCAAATGGGTTTTGATTCTATTCCTCCGGACATGATTGATAGCACCGTAATCGAAGAGGCTAAATCAGGGGGATCGTCAAATTCATCTTTCATGAGGGAATACGCGGCTCAGTTTACCGACGGCAGTGATAGTTATTTTAGCGCCAAGAAGATGCATAAGTGCACTATTCCTGACGGAGAAAAGCAGCATACGTTAGTAAAAGGAGAACCTGACAAAGAGTATATTTTAGCTATTGATCCCAGTTTCAGCAATAGCCCTTCCTCTGATTTTTTCGCAATGTCGGTTCTCGAATTGGACGGAGAAAGACCCACTTTTTCCACACTGGTTCATGGGTATGCGGTGGCGGGAGGGAATCTAAAGGATCATATAAAATACCTTTATTATCTGGTAACCAACTTCAAGTTTTCCATGATAATCATAGATAACGCAGGGTATCAATTTATTGACAGCGCCAATGAATCTGAGCTATTTCAAAGCTCCCGTATAGAAATTAAATTTTTTGATTTCAATAGCGACAAGAATGGAGTAGATTATGAAAAAATGCTTTTAACAGCAAAGCGCCAATACAACAGAAAGGAAAACGTGATCTGCTTTAAACAGTTGTTTTCCACCACTTTTCTTCGGGAGGCTAACGAACACCTTCAGGCATCTATTGATCACCAGAGGATTTGGTTCGCTTCTCGTGCGGCTGCCTGCGGAAGTTTTTTTGACAAAGTGTCGGCTCAAGCCGTTCCTATAAAATTGATGCCTTATGAAAACAAAGGGGATTTGATAGAATTTCAGGACGATATAGTTCATCAATCGAAAAAGCAGTGCGCTCTGGTGGAGGTTAAAACCACGGCGAAAGGAACTCAAACCTTCGATTTACCTCAACATCTTAAGAGAAGCACGGCCGCAAACAGAGCCCGGAAAGATAACTATACTACTTTAATGTTGGGGAACTGGGCGGTTAAAAGCTATAATGATATTAAAAATACCAAAGTTCAGCAAGTTAATCACACATTTACTCCCAGAATGATAGCTTAGGTGTAATTTTAAAGTAAAAGATGGCGGTAAGTAAGAAAACAGAACAAGGTGCGGAACCTTTAATGGCTAAGCACGAAACTGTAGCTAGCTCTACACGGACCCGAAGAAACAGGGCTGCTGATATCATTAGGACTGACCGATTTCGGAATATCGAAAACGGGATGATTCCGTTTAAGTATTCGCGAGGGGTTTCCAATAATTCCAACATCGAGGTTCGCGATACTATTATCTTGTGCCAGAAAGCTTATTACAACTTCTCCGTTTTCAGAAATACCATTGATTTGATGACTGAGTTTTCTATTAGTAATTTGTATTATACTGGTGGTAGCCGCAAGTCTAGAGAATTTTTCGAGACGCTTTTCGGGAGAATAAATATTGATGATCTCCAGAGTAGATTTTTTCGGGAGTATTATAGGTCTGGAAATGTTTTTATTTACAGGTTCAACGCGAAGATGGAAAAAAGTGATGCTTTTAAGATTAATCAAACGTTTGGACTGAGTGAGGCTAATGAAAATATTGAAATCCCTTCCCAATATATAATCCTTAATCCTTCGGATATTCAACTTCAAGGAAGTATAGCTTTTAGTCGTGGGGTTTATTACAAAGTGGTTACCGATTACGAACTGCAAATCTTGCGAAATCCCCAAACGGACGAACAACGAGAAGTGTTTGAAAGCCTACCGGAAGAAACTAAAAAGTTAATAAAAGATACAAAGAACACCGGAATGGCCGCTGTTACGATTCCTCTTAACACCGATAGGCTTGTGGCCGTTTTCTACAAAAAGCAAGATTACGAACCATTTGCTGTGCCTATGGGCTACCCAGTTCTAGAAGATATAAACTGGAAACAGGAGATGAAGCAGATGGACATGGCGGTTGCGAGAACCACTAATCAGGCTATTCTTCTCATAACTATGGGGACCAAACCTGAAGAGGGAGGGGTAAACCAAAAGAATCTGATGGCAATGCAGAAACTCTTTGAAAACGAATCTGTAGGACGAGTATTGATTTCAGACTATACTACCGACGCTAAATTTGTTATTCCTGATATTGGTAACATTTTGGATCCCAAAAAGTACGACGTTGTCAACCAAGACATTCAAATGGGGTTAAATAATATCCTCTTGAGTGACGAGAAATTCGCTAATACCAGCATCAAGGTTCAAGTGTTTATGGAGAGGCTCAAGCAGGGACGCCGGGTCTTTCTGGAGAATTTCTTGATGCCGGAGATTAGGAGAGTTTCAAAGGAGATGGGATTCAAGAATTATCCTGACGCTCATTTTGAAGAGGTGGATTTGAGAGACACATCTGTCTATTCAAGGATCTATAGTCGCTTGATTGAGCTGGGTGTTCTTACCGCGGAGGAAGGAATGCAGGCGATTGAATCGGGACGTTTCCCGACACCGGAAGAATCACTGGAATCGCAGAAAAAGTTTCAAGAGCACAAGAATGAGGGCCTATACGAACCCCTTATTGGGGGAGCTAAAATGCCTCAAATGTCCGGGCGTCCCGCGGGTTCTAAAAAACCCAAAGAAGAAGACAAAAAGACCCCAGTGGGAACCAAGGCAACTATCAACTTCAGCCTTTCCAGAATACAGGAACACCTAAACCTTTCGGATAAGTTGAACTTGGAAGTAGAAGCTTCTTTAAGGCGGATTCACAAACGTAAGAGATTGAGCAAGCAACAAAAAGAAGTAGCGCGCGAAATAACAAATATAGTAATTGCGAACGAAGAACCACCAAACTGGTTGGCTAAAGCGGGACGGTATGCAGCCGAGCCTACAGACAGAAACCATGAGAGAGTTAAGGAGGTTCAAGATGTGGCTTACGAGCATCAGGTGGACGATTTCTTAGCGGGAATATTATACGCAAGCGTTCATGAAGGGGAAAAGTAATGGCACAGCCAAGGGTAATTTACAATTGTCAGGCTTTGTACGTTGGGCCTGCCCCGGAAACCGGCTATAATTTTGTAAATTACAATGGGGGTTCACCGTCGAATGATCACGGTGATTTAATTCAGCAGTTAAACCTCCTTCATAGCATCGACAGGGTTCAGTCTATAAATTACTCCATTACTGTCCCTCATACCGATGTGGCGCAGATCAATAAAAGGGGGTTGGTAGACCGGCCGATTGTAAGCCATCCTACTGTTAACCTTAATTTTGATTATTTGCTTTGCGGTACTAAAAATGAGGCACGTTTAGGGTTTAACGTTAACTACCCTCTCTTTAATTACCCTTTTGTTGGTGAAGCTTATTATAATCAAAATTTAAATGTTTCGCTTCTTTCTGGATTTTTCAACACCACTAAAGAAGATAGACTTCAAAGAACTTGGCAAGACTTCGGGGTAAACCAGTATCGAGACTGTAAAAACATTTATGTTGCCGTTAACCCTTCTGGGAACGATATAGACAAAGACTACTTTAAAGAAGACTTTACTCAAGCTGACATTTACCAAGGGATAGACGAAAACGCTCCTTCCTATCATGTTATATCTTTTGGAAATTGTTATCTAAACGCCTATTCAACCGATGGCTCTGTAGGTGCTTTCCCTAAAGCTTCGGTTGCCTATACTGCTTATAATATTAATTTTGATATGAGCGGAAGCGGTTTCCTAGCTCCTGATATAAACACCAAAGACGGAGCGCTAAACGATAATGCGGATGTGGTCATTCCTCGTGTTTTGGCGGAAGAAGGTTATCCCGTTTTGAAACCCGGTGATATAACCCTCTCTACAGATTCTTTTTCCGGACTTGGGGTAGATTTTGATTCACTTCATATTCAAAGTTACAGTATAAATATTAATTTAAATCGGGAATATTTAAATAATTTAGGTTACCGTTTTCCCGTGGGAAACGAGCCTACTTCTTCCGTTTTCGCCAATTTAACGATAGATGGATTGGTGAACGAAGCATCCAGCGGCTCTTTGGTGGACTTGGTTAACATTAATAGCGGATATGATTTGACGATTAAGGTCGACCCCAACAATTGCGAGAAAAGCATTGCGGAACCTATAAATGCAGGAACGATCCCTATAAATAGACAAGACGAAGCTTTGAGATATTCTTTCGTTGGGGCTAAATTGGAAAATTTTAACTACAACACCGACATAGGAAACAATAAGATTTTTAGCGCTTCTTTTAAAATGGAGATAGATCCCGACGATCGATCGAAAGGATTTTTCATAAGTGGGGTTTTGGGCGCGGAAAAAATAGAGGATTTTATTTTATTGGAGGGTGCTCCTTCCGGAATAGATCAGGACGGATTTTACGCTTTACAGGAAACTTCAGGTTTATTTGTGACTAACCTGCTTCCGCCGTATTAAAAGAGTGTATATAACAATAAGGTTTAAGGAAAAATGGCAAATAAAAAAATATCTCAGCTAGCCGGAACGGTACCAAATGAAATTGTGTCAGGTTCCTACCTTTTCGCTTCTGCCGCAGGAAATGTGGGGGTGGGCTACGAAACTAAAAAGATAACAGCGCAACAAATAGCAGAGTATGTCTTTACGGGCGCAGAAGGGGGTCTGGGTTTTCCAGCCACCCAACTTTCGGGAACAAAGGACGTTTATTTCAATAAGTCGGCGTGGACTTCGGCTTCTACAGTTGTCACCCAAAACCCTTACCTTCAGGTTAGGCAAAGCGACGGACTATTAGTTACCGGAAGTGGTATTGCCAATGCGGTAGGTGGAGATAATATGGGAAATTGCGTTGCTACCACCCAAGTCAATCTGCAGGGTAATGACCTTATCAATACGGACGATATTCGTTTCGAAAACGCTCCCAACTCAATCATATATAATAGAGCAAAAAGTCCTAGTGACCCCGACGATCTCATGATAAAAGCGGGGGCTGAGCTTACCGTTCAAGGAACGACGTATGTGCGCGTAAGTGGCTTGGGTTTAGATTTAGCTAGTATTCCAATTTCTGGAGATGTTACAATAACTGGCGGAAACCTCGAAATTGACCCGGGGAATAAATTAATAGTAAATGAAATAAGTGGTTATAGGGCTGCGGGAGATAGTGATGATGCTTTAATAACTATTGAGGGATCTTCTCGTCATGTTCCCTACAATTTTTCGTCAGCGGGAACTGTCGTAATAAATTGGCAAGATTCAAACATCCAATATACCTCTTCCGCTATTGCTACCAATATTGATTTTACCAATGTAGCCGATGGACAAACATTGACTTTGTATTGGGAGAACACTAACACGGATACAACTTCTATTACCCCTAAATTCAGGTCTGGGGAGTACGGTACGGATTCCGCGGGGGCAGTAAGATGGGGGGGGGACTTTAGCCATACCGCTCCTGCTGTGGCTCCCAGTAAAACCAATGTCTACACCTTTGCGAGAATGAATACGGGAATTTTTGCTTCGGCAGTAACCGGCTATGTATACTAATGTCGTTAAATTTTCCCACAGCTTTCTGGAAGAAGCAGCCTGAAGTTGCGGTAGCGGCTGCGCAGGGTATTAATATTACATGGGAAACGGGCCTTTTCTGGAGTAGGGGATGGGATGTAGAAGAACCGTACATAAATAGTCCCGCCACCCCATCATCACCGGTACCCCCACTCCTGCAATCTAGTTTTCCCTTTAGGGTATCCGTTGGGGGTACTGTTCAGGAATACTATTCAAGTTATTTGGATACTATATGGGTGGGATCTGATGGGTATTTACCATATTACGGATGGTATCTTAGCGGGGGTTATGATGATGCTGGAGAAAAT